TCGATTCACAAGTTCTATCATCAATTTCTTTTATCCCAATAAATCTACCTCTACCTCTTGTTTTGTATTCATCAATTAAATTGGAAACTGTATACACTCTACTAAACTTAAACTCATAGAATGTGTCTTGACAATCAATTATTTCGTTTAATTTTTGTATTCTTTCGGCGCTCGTGAAACCCGTTGTACCACCTGGTACATACCCATTCCAATCCAACCCAAAATAATAAGAACTCTTCAATTTATTTTGAATCGTAGTATCACTCGAGAATTGTGGGTCGTTCAATGAATTAATCCAACCGTACTCTCTTACGTTTGGAATAAGAAAATTCGCTTTTCTTGTTTGTTGAGTCAATCCTGCGGCTTGTTGCCACTTTATTTTAAATCTATATTTTGCTTTACTTGGTATACCAATTGCGGGGTCATTTGATAGTATTTTTTCACCAAACTCGTTTGTAATAAAATAGTCCAAGTTCATTGGAAGTTCTGTCAACCACGTACCAGAACCATCGATAACATTACCTGCTTGTTCGAGTTCATATTGTTCTAATATTGGGTTACCATCTGAATCTTGTTGTATCGTTTGTCTAATTGCTAAGATTTGACCAGGTCCCGCAACGAGACCACATAAATTACCCATGTCATCTCTTGGTCTACAGTTTTTTCTAAGTCTAAAGTTATCTGCAGTCGAGAAAATTGAACCCATAAAAACTGCTGTAGGCTGAATATTAATATTTGCATCATCCCTCAAATCGAAATCAAGTCTGTTTACTGCAATTTGACACGTTGTAGGGTCCCCCCACAATGGAGAGATTTCTATTAATTTTGTAAGATTAACGATTTGAGGTAGAGAATTTAAATCTGATGAAGTTTTGAATTTGTTTCCTGCAACTTGTGCTTCTGTAGCTAAACCAGTCCTTATCAAGTCCTGTGGTGTCAAAGAAAACTCACCAATATCTGATAAGTCAACATCCATAACAATAGTTTGTGTACCCAAAGGTGCACCCATAATCATGTAATCACCACTCTCATTTGTTTTTGACGTAAACTTGTAGTACTTGTCGTATATTTCTACTGCTGTACCACCTGTTAGAGAATCAAGTCTTGATGGTAAAGTACCTGTTGCCGCATGATTTGTATATGATTTTTCATATGGTAATAAATTGTACCTATAACCATCTTCATTTTTATCAGTTGGAGACTTATAAGGATATATTGAAGAAATTAGTGGGTTAGATTCATCCACCTCCTCTACAGGTATAAAGACTGAGATTCTTGCATTTGGTATACCAAATCCATTATTTGCGGTAACTCTTCCAACTAAAACCCCATAGTCCGCACAATTTCTTGTATAGATGTCTGACTGTTGGATTTTTAAAGATAGAATCTCTAAAAAATCAAAGTCTTGTTCTAAGTCTATGTTAATTGCTTTGTTTACTCCTGTTTCAGTTCTTATTCTGTAAGATTGACCCATCAATACCTTTTCTTATAAATAGTTTATGTGTTATTTTTAAAGGTGCACACATACACTTTTAAAGTATAGGTTAAACAAATAAGAAATAAATGTGTTAGGAGAATGTTACTGATTGGAAATTTTTGACCAAAATTTTAATATCTTTATTAGGATATCTAATTTGATAAACCTGTGAAGGTTGTGCAAAGATTGTATCATCCACAGGTCCAATTAATTTAGTTTCTGGGTCTGCATATTCCATAGAAGTTTCTGCTGATGAATACTGACCACCGACTAAATTGTAAATATTTAAACCTGCAACTGTCAACACTCCATTTTGATTCTGTATGATACTACTTAGTTCAGATAAGTATACATTTTGACCAAGTTGTCTTGTTTGTGGATTAAAGTAAAGTGATACCTTATCAATAACGTTTGCAATAATTTGTCCTGAGTTCTGTGCCGAATCTAAAACAATTGAAACTTCGACACTCAAGTCAATAACTTCTGCTGTTAGTATTGAAATATAATCATTCATCATTCTGTAATTCGACAAATAGTTCGCAACATTTTGTCTTAAGGTATTAGAAACAATGTTAGTTAGTTTACCCGATGTATCATATGAAAGTAGTTGAATCAATATCTTGTTGTCGTTTTCTGTCACGGAAACTTTTGCAGGTGCACCAAACTCTGATGGCATGTTTCTTATAATTGATTCATAATCTTGTACTGTAACGGCTCTTTTTTGTGCAGAGAAGTTAAATGAAACATAGTTTCTAATTTCTTCTAAAGATGGAACACCAGCACCACCAACCGCCGCAGTCACGTTGTTGGCCCTTAATGAGTTTACAACCGATGAGTTTGTTAACTCTGATGGACCATTTACATATAATGAAACAGTACCAATTTGATTAATAACATTTGTACCCAAGTTAGTTGCTAATCCACCACCAACTCTATATTGTACAAATAAAGTTGAATTAGGAATCAACGTTGAACCTAACGAAAAGTTATTCGAATATCTTTGTAAATCTAATGTTGTTCCTAATGTAGTGAATTGGTCAAGGGCATCTTGAGCTGTGTTTGTTCCTCCACCAAAAGTCATTTTCTTGAATCCTTCTGAAGTGTATTCGCTTATGAATCTATTAGAAGTTTGAATATATCTTCCAACTTTAATTCCTGGTTGGTCTGACACTTTTGTAGGGTCTTCTACAAAAACTCTATCTTCAGCTAATGCATCAACTTCATACCATCTGTTAGATACCCCTAAGAACTCGGCAGATGTTGGTATGTTCGTATATTCAGTTCCGCTTTTAAGTAAAACACTTGTGATACCTAATACGTTTTTTTCAGGCAAAAATAATTCAAAGAATGGTACTACGTCGTTTGGTGAAATAACTTTCTTGAAGACTTTGGTAATACCATTAACAACTAACTCTCTTTTAGTAATTGTATAGTTAATTAATACATTGTTCGCATTGAAGTTAGGGACTTTGATTCTGTTGGGGAAACCTTGAGCATTATATGGAGATGAGAAATCTACGTCGTAAATGTTTTCAAAAACAATACCCGCCCCCGTTACTTGTGAACCTCTTGTTAAAATACCTAGATATCTTTCATCTTCTTTATCTCCGAAAGCTGGTACAGTAACTGAAAAATCAACAAGGGCCACTGAAGGTCTTTGTCCTGGAAGCTTGAGACCATAAGTTCTAGCGATGTTATAAATTGATGACCTTTGCTGAGCATATTGAAGAACAGTTTCTTGTACACTTCTGTCAATATGATAGTTCAAGTTATCAGCAACTGCCGCATTCAAATCAATAAAAACTGAGAATACAGATGCATCATTAAAATCCTGAATTAACTCAGGATAATACGTTCTAACATAGTTGAGAAGTTCGGTTCTTATCCCTTCAAAATCTCTGGTTGTGTATGATATTTTACGATTTGCCATTACTATTAAATATTGATAATAACAAAATCACTTTGTGCAAATGTGTTTCTGTTATTGGAATAATCTATTTTGATTTTAGCGGTATATTCTGCAGTTCCTTTACCAGGGAATCTATATATTGGTGAAACGGATGTTCCAACAACTGCTTGATTTGTGTCTAAATCATACTCTTCCTGTGGGTCCAAGGGTGTAATCGTTATGTTATTCAAAAGTAGGTTTGGCATATATGTTGAAACAGCGTCTCTTATATCCGATTGTATTGCATCGAAAGTTAATCCATCAAAAGGTTCAAATATAAATTCATATAATCTAGTTCCAAAATCAGGTAAGAAATACCTTGACCCTTTTCTTGTCAATAGAAGATGAATTAAATCCGACTTTATTTCTTCAGATTCAAGTTCCGTAAGTGCTAAATAATCCCCTTGAGTTGAATTTCTAAAGGGGAAGTACAAACCATATGTTATCCCATCTGCCATATGAGATAAATATACTTGGATTATTTTTTTCTTAAATAGATATTACCTTTTTGAGCCTTGGGTTCAAAAGGACAATGCCTGCACCCATTCCCACAACAATAACCTCTTTCTATATGGTATTGTTCAGTAAAAACGGTTCTACCGTTTTCGTCATAAAAATGAGAAGGGAGAAGTTTAATCTTCTCCCTTTTAATGTCTTGGTTCTTCATCTTATACTAATGTTACTTCACAAGCTCCACCAGCACAAGCAACTTCACCACTTAAATCTGTATCATCATCCATCTCAACGATTTTTGATAAGTCAACATCATGAAGTGTCTTCATTAATTCCTCATACTTGTCTTTCGTGCAATCTTCGAATGGTGCTTGAATATATGTTCCACCATCATAAGGTAATACTGAAAGTCCGTTGTAGTATTCTTTATTTTCCCACATCCACTCACCAACAGCAGGCCACTCGTGCTCTCTGATTGAGATTGTCGCCGATACATTGTGTGCGTTGTTTCCATTTCTATGTCCTGGTTTAATCCATTCTTGTTGAACCTTTTTCACTCTTTCTAATAATTGGATTGGTGATTCGTTTCTTAAGATTGACCCTTCAGGTGCCTTTTGTGGTATTCCGATTACTGCTGTGTCATGTGGTCTAAAGTATTCATCTTCAACTAACTCAGGATGATTTTCTTTCAGATGTGAATAAATTGCTTCATTTTTACCAACTCTAACTCTCCTTATATAGTATTCGTTATGCCAAGCGTGGATACCTGATGATGTCCCTAAAGTTAATGATGTTGTTCCCGCAGGTTTAACTGTTGTTGTTCTTGCCGATGGATTAATTTTCAATAACTCAGCAACTCTTTTGTTTTCTTCTTTAACAACTTTAGCAGCTGATTTCATATTTAAACCTAACACAGCGCCTGAACCGATACCTGTCATTGAAATTCCAATTAACGCATCTTTTTCAGTTGTTCTTTGCCAAATTGGTCTTAAGTAGTGGAAGTCAGTGTAACCTGCCTGTAATGTTCCGATGAAAGAAGCTGCTCTCACTCTATCTTCATAATCTTCTTGAGATACAACGTTAGATACGTTAACCTCTGTAAGGTTACAGAATTGGAATGGTCTTAACGCAATTTCACAACAAGGGTTTGTTCCCCAATCTTTATCGTTTGATAAGTAGATACCAGGTTCCCCTGCTCCACTTGCTTCAATTCTCTTCCATAATTCCATGAAGTAGTCTTTGGTGATTTTGTGTCTCATCAAAACTGCAGAGTTATTAGCTCTACCTCTTTGTGGATTTGTTTCCCAC